GACGTGTATTCTACGGGGACAATGATGTCGTCTCCGTAGACGCGCACCTGGCCGACAAGGGATCTAACATCCTTGTCAGTTAAGGTCCGTCCAAGCTCTCGCCCGATTGCGATGAAGATGATGGTAAGGAAAACCATCGCCTCCACCGGGAAGGTAAGAGCCGATCCCATCGACGCGTACTTGGCTAGGTGGATTACACCATGGCCTTGTACGTCAGCACGTTCCGACCTTGTAGCATAAATGGCATCATGTAAGATACCATAGTGCGAGAACAAGGCGGATACGAGCTGCCAGGAGACTCGATCAGAAGCTTCGCTAAGATCTAGCGTCGCTAGCTTCCCAGTCAAGGAAGCCTCGCATGCCATACGTCTGTTGACGTCTTGGTCATCGAATCCGATCATCTGGCCTAAGGCAGGATCTGCCTTAATATGCCGGATCAAGCATTCCGCCAACCCTTGCTGCATGTATTGCATTGCAGTGGGTTCAATGGCGATAATGCGGGGAGCCTTCATAGTCTTAGGTACTGCAACAACCCTAACGGGTCGTTCAGCGCCAGGATCGAGAAGATCAACACGGTCAAGACGGTCAAAATAAGGCCGCTCGTTCGGAACGAGATAGACCCATGAAGGGAATACCTCTTCCAAGCGCCGGGGCCATTCCGTGAGATCGTACTTTGCGTTTCCGCGCAGTCGATCGGCGGTAGCCCCAGGACCGTGCTTCGGGTGGATATAAGGTCCATCGGGATGTGATTCCCAGTGGTACCTTTGCTCTTCGTAGAGGTCTTTACAGACTCCCTGAAGAACTCCACGCCAACGACGAGCCGACACCTGTCCGACATGATCCGTTTCCGAATAATGTCTTTCAGAGTCTGCTCGTCTGATCTGGTTCTCGACATCAACAAATCCCTTCATCGCGGCTTCCTCCCTCTTTGGAGAGGTTGGAAGCTCCATTTTGCCAAACAGCAGTGTAAGCTGCCTAACAGCATGGATGGAACCGATGTCGGGGTCGTTGACTAGACGGCCAGTTCCACGGTCAAACACCTTGTCCAAGAACCCACCGAGAAACTCGGGAGTTCTGCCTCTTCGCCGGAATCCGGCAAAAAGGTCAGTGGGCACTTCCCCAATGTCAAGACTCCATTCGAAGTCTTTACAAAATTGCGGAAGTGTGATTGTCAAGTAAGACAATCCCTGGTGTTCGACTCGACTAGTGACATTCTTCACGTCACTAGTGGTGCTCACGCCACACTGCTCACCAAGATCATTGGCGAGTGTATGCCAGAGCATCATCAGGCTTTTCACTCTCGGCCTCCTAACAGAGGTTCAAGGGATCCATAGCCTTGTTCGGGACCTTAAGGTCTCAACCTTAACACCCATTCACTTGGTGAATGGAGTGGTCCTCAGTGCCCTATCTTTTCGGGCAACCGTTCCTGTCAGCTTTCGCCGGCAAGAACCTTCGTGACGTTCGCGTCAGTGAGCCACGCAGCGAGCCCCTTCACATAAGTGAGGAGCTCAGCGTTGGTGAACTGACCTGCATTGGGCTCGTCTACCACAAGGTAGGCGGAAGCCGTTGCAAGGCGGGAATTACCCGCCACGAACGGGTCGGCTGCGATCTTCTTGAAATCGAGCCGCACCATGTGACGAAGTCGAGAGTTCTTACTCTCGAGGTGCGAGATCGTGAACGTCAGCGTGTCGTCGTCCTTGGTATAGACGCCGGCAGCATCGTCAGTCGGAACCCTAGGAAGGGTCTGGCTGACAGACGAAATCACGATAGTCTGAGGATCTGTGAACAAGGCGATGCTCCTATTGAAGGAGTGAGAAGGCAGGTTGCCTCCCCACTTG